GGTCCCAGGGCGTGAAGGTCGGCTCATCCGACTCCTCGCCCATCGTGGTGGAATGCGTAATCCACCACGCCTCTTCCTTCTCCAGCGTGGCTTTCCGGTAGTGACCCGGATACGCAAGCCGCGCAGAGCGAACGAACTCGCCGATCACAGGCGAGTCACGGTCGGTGACAGAATACCCGTACATACGGTTCGCGAGCGCTTGCTCGAGCGAGACCGTCTCGGGTTCAGCTGTTATGTGCACTGAGGCCAAGAAACGCTTCAGGTCAGCCATATTAGCCGGCGAAAGCTCAGGCATGGGATAAATGCGCCCTAGAAAAGTAAAAGGGGCGCCCCGTGCGTGCTGAGCCATGACCAGCTTCATGCCGAATTTCCGCGCGACCTCCGTGTAACGGGCTGGCGGGATGTCAGGGTGGAGCGGAACGATGCCATCGTCGCCCATGAAAACCCCCGCGATTCCCCGCGAGATGCACTCCTCGTGCGTTTTGCCGCAGGAGCGTCCCGTCACATAGTGCACAAGCGCATTACCCCACCAGCCAAGCATCGCAGTCGGGGGTTCACCCGACCGGACGGCCCCGATGAGCCAGAGCAAGAAGTCCTCAGTGATGAACACAGAGAGAAACGACCTGCAAACAGTGCTCCTTATACGGCGACCGTCACTCCAGACCGTCTGCAACCGCTCGAACAACCCGAGCAGGAGAAGGCTGATGATGATGTTGGCTGTGGCGTCATAGCGCTCGAAATCCCCCTCGAGCACACCCGGCGCTCCTGCGACGGCTGCGACGACCTCGCGATCGCGCCGTGCCGGTGTCCTGTAGGAGGCGGCGAACGGCGAGTGCGAGAGTGCCTTACCAAAGAGCTTCACAGCCGCTGAGAACTCGACCTTCGCGCCGTCACTCGTCGTGATGATCTGACGAGGGTCGGCGTACTTCGGGAGCGTCTCAGACTTCTGGAAGCCGGTGATGACGGCACGAGGGTTGACGTCGAGATTCGCGCACACTTTGTCCATCTGCTGACGCTGGGTACTGGTGAACGCGCTGTAGAGCGCTTCCAGATCCATCCTCTGAACGTCCGTGCCTTCACCTATGATGATGTCGGCATGGAAGTTGACGAAGTCGGCCACGAACGGCTCAAACTCCGCAGGAAAGTGGGTGCCCGGCGGCGGCCGGGGAAGCACCACTCGCGAAAACAGCGACCAGGCGCGGTTCTCTTTCGTCTTGGCAGCAACTCCCCCAACGCCGTAGACCGGCGCGAAGAGCTGTCGGGCCCCGGGGATGTCGACGTTCGACCCGGCAAAAACCACGGAGTACGCCGACTGACCATCGTAGGTCTCAGGCAGCACCGTGGAGTGACCGGGTTTCGCGAAGATTCCGAGACCAGACTTGGCAGCCTCAGGAACGAGCATCTGGAGGTAGGGCAGAGCGGCCCTCCTTTCCAGATCCGTCGGTAGCGACTGACCAATACTGCCCATTGGGTACAGCTTTGTGCTCTGGTAGCGCGCCACCTGCTCCCCTAGCGTCTCGATCGTGAAAACGACCTGGGCGCGGGAGCCAGGGAACGAGCATGCCACAGCAGGCCGACCCGACACGTCGTACGTGCTTATACACACGAGCTGGGTGCTGTTGACTGCGACGACCCGGGGTTTCAGGACGACGAACCCTGGCGCGGGGTCGTAGAACGTCCGTATTCCCGATCGATATGCGCAGTCTGGGTAAAACACCACAGCCACGTGCGGCAGCCCAGGTAACCACGAGACGCCTGAGACGGCGACGCTGTAGACAAACGTCGTGCCGTAGAACTCGAAGGACACTCGTGGTGGGGGCCGGGCGTAAGCCGGGCCTTTGCCGCTTTGACCTGGGCCGTGCCAGACGCATTGACCGTCCGACAATAGCTCGTACGAAAACCCCGCACTGCCGCCGCATACGCCACTAAGGATGGGCAGGAAAGCGGCAAACGGACGACCAAGGGACGCAGCGGCGTCGAGGTGCATATCCGCGTGGGGGGTGAGGATTGGGGCGGAGCGCTCGTCAAAACCCGACGTGAAGAGGCCGAAGGCCTCCCGGCTGCCACTGTCGACGACGATGGGCTTATAACCGACTTGCCGGATGAAGTCCACGGCAAAGTCAAGTGGGTTGATACGGAAGCGCTCTTCGCCCGGGGTCCCGCGCGTGCCGTCGTAAGACTCTGCAAACGACGGCGGCGCCGACCGCGAAGAAAGGAGCTCGGAAGCGGTGGTGCCCGACGGCGTCTCCTGCG